TTAAAAGTGAATGTTTATCTAATAATACTTTAAATGCAGTAATAGAATCTTCTGTAAGAATAGGATTTGGTAGTAAGTAAAAAGAAAAAAAGGAGCATTACTTCACGCTCCTACTTGTCAAAAATATAAAACTTTTATATACAAATATTATTATAACATAAATAATTGATAGGAGTGTGTGAGTATGTCTAAAACTAAAAAAGAGTTTTTTAATGCAACTAAGAAACAACTTTCTAATTATAAGCAATTAAGTACAAATATAATAAAACTAAAAAATGAAATACAAATGCTAAAAGATAATTCAGTTGGTGATTTAATGAAAGGTATAAGTTATGATAGTGTCAAAACAGGTAAAACAAACAAAACTAGTAACGTGATTGAGGATGCTGTTGTTAATATATCTGACTTAATAACAGAAAAAGAAATAGAGCTATATGAAGCAGAAATAATTAAATCTACAATAGATTTAGCTATAAGGAATTTAAAACCTATACACAGACAAATTATTGAACTTAAATATATAGATGGTCTAATGTGGCAAGAAATGGTTGATATAGTACATTTAGAAGAAAGACAATTAAGTGTAAGAGCTAGTCAAGCTATTAGCTCAATATCAATAGCACTGTTTGGGAAGAAAGCATTAATAGAGCAAGAACCACTTTTTGAATTGTTAGATTACAAACTAAATTAAAAAGTAAGAATAATTTTGAGTGCTGAAAATGTGCAGGTTTTTTTGTTTTAGACATGAGATAATAGTATTGTGGAAATAAAGATTTCCCTCTCAAAACTTAATATTTGACTAGGGTTAAGGGATTGCCCTAGTCACTATGAACAGACTAGGCAGGGCATGAGGATGCTGTTAGTTCAATTCTAACTATGTTCAATCTTTAGTTTTTCTATTTCAATTAATCTACGGATACACTAAAAAATAGTATATGAATTGAGATTAAAATCTCATACAATTTTGTATCTTAATTCAAAGTCTAAAAACCGAGTGGGGCTTGGTAACCTCACTCACCATGCAAGTACTGGTTTAATCTAGGTTCGATTCCTGGAACTTGCTCCCTTTAATAATATGTATCCCCCATTAAAAAGGCTTAGATTAACTTCTAGGTCTTTTTTAATACAAAAATTTATTAAAAATGCACGGCATGCACTATTCAGATATGCATGTCATGCATGTCTAAAGTCGAATATTTAATATTTTCGATGGCTCAAATTGAGGGGTCGAAAATAAAAACAGGAGGTAGTAGTATGTTGAAAATTTTACAAGAGAAAAATGTAAAAGTAATGTGGTCCAAAAATGGAGAAGAAGTTTGGTTTAATGCAAATGACGTAGGAGAGGAACTAGGCATAGTAAATATTCGTGATACATTAAGAAATATAGATAGAGAATATAAAAAGAAATTTAATGAGTCTACTGTCGGAGATTCCTACACTAGAAACTTTAAAGATAAATTGCCTAACTTCGGTACTACTTTTGTTACAGAAGAAGCTGTGTACAATATGTCATTTAGAAGTAATAAACCAGAAGCAAAGTTATTTACAAAATGGGTTACAAAAACACTTAAACAAATTAGAATACATGGTTATTATATTGCTACAGAAAAAGACCAGGAATGGCTGGATATAAGGACAGAAGGCAAAAAAGTAAGAAAAGATTTTACAGATGAAATACAAGAGTTTGTATATTATGCTACTAGTCAAGGTAGCAATAAACCTCAGATGTATTATAAACATTTTACTGAACTTGTAAGAAAAAAATTAGGTATTCCAAAAGGTGTGAAAAGAGATGAGTTAAATCAAAGCGAACTATTTGATATACAAGCACTTGAAAGAATTATATCTATGAAATTACCTAAGTTAATAGATAAAGATATGAATTATAAAGAGGTATATAAAAAGATTAAGGAATTAATAGAAATGATTTAAATGACTGTCTTGATGGAGAGTATTTTTTTATACAATAAATTAAATAAGAGTATTATTTAGGATTATTTTGTAGTTGTCGAATACTTTTTGAAGGATATTGACCTTTGAAGTTGAATTTTATACTTTGGAGGGGATTAATATGGAAGCAGAAATGTATGTGCAGGCAGCTATGATGGCAAGAAAAGTTGTAAAAGTAACTGGTGCAGATAAAATGATAGAAGATTTAGTTAAAAAATTTTTAAGTAATAAAGTAGAAGAAGCACTTGGAAAACAAAGGAGTAAAAAAGAATTAAAATTAATAGAAAATAAATTTAATGAATATATGGAAAGAAGTTATAAAAATTATATATACATGAATACTATAGTATTTAGAAATCAACAAAAAACAATTGATGATTTATATATACCATTAACAGTTTCAAAGCGTAATGTTTTTGATGCTTCTTGCGAAGAAGATGTAAATGATATTTTAATTAATAGTTATAAAGATGACTTTTTACCAAATTACAAAAAGGTTTTGCTGATAGACCAAGCGGGTATGGGAAAATCGACTATAGCTAAATATTTATATTTAAGCTCAATAAATGAATCTAAAGGAATACCTATATTAATAGAATTAAGAAGATTATCACAAGAAAAAGATATAATAGATTTTATAATGAATGAAATTAATGGAATAAGTGAACACTTCGATAAAGAAGGAGTTTTAAAATTAATTGAAAGAGGTGATTTTATATTTTTCTTTGATGGTTATGATGAAATAAAAAAAGAATATAAAACGCAAGTTACTGAAAAACTCCAAAATTTTGTTGACAAAGCTGGAAATAATAATTTTTTAATGACATCAAGAGAAGAGGATGAACTTCTATCTTTTGGTAATTTTCAAAGTTTTTATATATATCCACTAAAAAAAGAAGAGGCATATAATTTAATTAAAAAGTATAGTGATGATAAGGAGGAAATTTCAAAGTTATTAATTAAGAAAATTGAAGAAGATAAAAATTTTGAAATAATTAAAGAGTTTTTAGAAAATCCTTTAATGGTTTCTTTGTTATGTGAATCTTTCAAATACAAACAATCAATTCCTCATAAAAAAGATGCTTTTTATAGACAAGTTTATGATGCACTATTTGAAACACATGATTACTCAAAAAGAGCTGGATACTATAGAGAAAAGAAAAGTGGTTTAAATCTAGAAGAATTCCATAAAATATTAAGAACAATTGGATTTATAACATTAACTAAAGGTGTTAGTTATTCTAAAGAAGAGCTTATTAATATAGTGCATAACTCAAAAATAAAAAATAGAGGAATTGAATTTAATGAAAATGATTTAGTTTATGATTTAATTCATAATGTTCCTATTTTTATTAAAGATGGCATTGAATATAGATGGTCTCACAAGTCTTTTCAAGAGTATTTTGCAGCAAGCTATGTTTGTTATGATTCAGATGAAAAAACTACATTATTAAGGAAAATGTTTGAAGGTAACAAAATGAATAGGTATTATAATGTGCTAGATTTTTGTTATGATATAGATTATAAAAGTTTTATGCGAAGTATAATACTTCCAACAATAGAAGATTTAGAAAAATTCTTTTGCAAGGAATATGATGATGATGTATATAAGAACTTTGATGAAGATGAATTATTATTAAGAAAAACTATGTTATTTAACCATAAAAAAGTGTATATGTATATATTAAGTGAAAGCGAAAAAAATTATTTTAGCAATAATGGAGTATCAAGATTAGAAAGAAACAAATATATTAAAGATAAATTTCCTATAGAAAAAGAGGGTATTTCCAATGGATTAATTGTTGATGGACTATTTGCAGTACATGGTTTTAAAAAAGAGAATATAATGAATTTATTGAAGTTATTGAAAAGAAAGGAGTCTAATCTGGTCTGTCATGTAATACATAGTTTTTTTCCGAATAGCAGACTAATAGATACTTTTAATTGTGGACTACATACTTTTGAAGATAATGTTGATAATGAACTAAATAAAAAAGAAAATTTTAAACTTGCAAATGACATTTTAGGTAAATATTTAGAACTTTCAGCTACAGAATCCAGAAATGTGGTTTTTAATTATAATGAATGTATTAGTATAAAAAGAGAGATAGAAAAAGAAATGGAAGAAGAAAAAAGTGATATAGATTTTCTATAAGAACTCTAACCAGAGTTCTTTTTTTTACTCCCAAAACGACAAACAAACGAGGTGGTGATGTGCAAGATGTCAAAGAAAAGGTAAAACAAGATTACATAAAAGGTATGAAACAAAAGGAAATATCAGCAAAGTATGACATTAGTTTAAACACTTTAAAGTCATGGATAAAAAGATACAATTGGGCTAGTGAGAAAAAGAAGGGTGCACCTAAAAATAAAAGAGGTGCACCCATAGGTAATAAAAATGCCACTGGTCCTCCTGGAAATAAAAATGCTGAAAAGTTTGGTTTCTTCTCAAAATATCTACCTGAAGAAACTAGGGAATTAATACAAGAAATATCTATAAAAGATAAATTTGATATTCTTTGGGAACAGATAACAATTCAATATGCAGCAATAATAAGAGCACAAAAGATAATGTATGTTAAAGACAAGGAAGAAATGATTAAGGAGTTAAAGAAACATGAAAGCACAGAAAATGGTGAGAAGATAGAGTATGAATTTCAATTTGCATGGGATAGGCAAGCATCTTTTCTTAATGCACAGAGTAGGGCTATGAGTGAGTTAAGGAGTTTAATTAAACAATATGATGAAATGATTCATAAGGATTGGAATTTAGCTACAGAGGAGCAAAGAGCAAGAGTAGAAGTATTAAAATCAAAGATAAATAATCAAGAAAGTAAAGAAGATAAACTTGATAGATATTTTGATAAACTCGAAAGTGTGATAAAAAATGATTGATGAATTATATCATAGTAAACAACTTGAAGTTCTTAACTTTGCTTTGAATAATGACTACTTCATGCTAATTAATTATGGTGCTAAAAGAACAGGAAAAACAATAATTGACAATGATTTATTCTTACTTGAACTTAGAAGGGTTAGAAAGATAGCTAATGAGCTAGGTATTAAGCTTCCTCAATACATCTTAGCAGGAGCAGATTTAGGAGCTTTACAAAGAAATGTACTAAGTGAGCTTACAAATAAGTATGACATTGAGTTTAAGTTTGACAAACATAATAGATTTGTATTGTTTGGAGTTCAAGTATGTTGCTTTGGACACTCAAAAACAAATGATTTAGGCAGAATAAGAGGTATGACTTCGTTTGGGGCATACATAAATGAAGGTACAGTTGCAAATGAAGAAGTATTTAATGAAATCAAATCAAGATGTAGTGGAGAAGGTGCTAGAATACTTGTAGATACTAACCCAGACCAACCAGAGCATTGGTTAAAAACTAACTTTGTAGATAAAACAGATGGCAAGGTTATTCAATCTTTTCATTACAAATTAGATGATAATATATTTTTAAGTGAAAGATACAGAGCAAATATTAAGAAGTCTACTCCTAGTGGCGTTTTTTATGACAGAGATATAAATGGTTTATGGGTGTCAGCAGATGGATTAGTTTATCAAGATTTTAATAAGGATATTCATTATATTTCTAAGGATAAATTAAATGATATTAATTTTGTAAGATACTTTGCAGGCGTTGATTGGGGATATGAACATTTTGGAGCTATTGTTGTAATTGGAGAAGATGATAAAGGTAACTTATATTTATTAGAAGAACATTCAGCTCAACATAAGGAAATAGATTACTGGATAGATAAGGCTAAAAGTATAAAAGAAAAGTATGGAAATATAAAGTTTTATTGTGATAGTGCTAGACCCGAACATTTGGCAGCATTTAAAAGAAATGGTATAAAAGCTTTTAATGCTAATAAAGCTGTATTGTCTGGCGTTGAAGCTGTAGCTAAAAGAATTAAAACTAATACTTTATTTGTAGTTCATGAGAATGTTAATTTATTCAGGAAAGAAATTTTTATGTATGCTTGGAATAAAAATACAGGTGAGCCAATTAAAAAGTGGGATGATGCATTAGACGCACTTAGATATGCCATCTATACAGATTCCTTAGGAACAGGAATTAAAGTACTTACACCAAATGGAAGAAGGTGATAAATTGGAATTAGATGTAATAAAAAAGTTAATTGAACAAACTAATAGTAAACATAGTAACTTTGTTAAAAAAGCTGATGAAGCTGAAAAATACTATAAAAATGAAAATGACATTATAAGGGATAGAAGCCCTAATAATATTGGAAAAGTAAATACAACTAATAATCCACTAAGAAATGCAGATAATAGAATACCATTTAATTGGTTTGGTTTTTTAGTTAACCAAAAAATATCATATCTGTTTACTTATCCACCTACATTTGATGTTGGAGATGATAGAGTAAATTCAAAGATAACTGATATTTTAGGCGATAGATACCCAAAAGAAGCTAAAACACTTGGCAAAAATGCTAGTATATATTCTAAAGCATGGTTACATATTTGGGTGGATGATAATAATAACTTTCAATATGCTAATATAGACCCTCGCCAAATAAGAGCAGTATATTCATCAGATTTAAACAGAAAGCTTCTTGCAGTACTTAGAGAATATAAAAAGACTGATGATAAAGGAAAAGAATATGTAATTTATGAGTATTGGACAGATGAATGTTGTTATACTTATCAAAATAAAGATGGAAATAGTAATATCAATGGATTGGAGATACTTAATAAATTTATAGAGAAAAATTTAGATAATAAACTTGAAACTCAAACTAATGTATATAGACACAATTTTGGGGAAGTTCCATTTATCGAATTTCTAAACAATGATTTAGAGGTAAGAGATTTAGATAATGTTAAACACCTCATTGATGTATATGACAAAGTTTATAGCGGTTTTGTGAATGATATTGAAGATATACAAGAAGTTATTTTTGTTCTTACAAACTATGGAGGTGCAGACTTAACAGAGTTCTTAAAAGGACTTAAAGAATATAAAACTATTGATTTACAAAGTAGTGGTGCAGATGATAAGAGTGGGTTAAGTACAATTACAATAAATATTCCAATTGAAGCTCGAGATTCACTTCTTAAAACAACTGAAAAGCAAATATATGTACAAGGTCAAGGAGTTGACCCTAAACCCGAAAATTTTGCCAATACAAGTGGTGTAGCACTCAAATTCTTGTACACTTTGTTAGAATTAAAAGCAGGACTTATGGAAACAGAGTTTAGATTAGGGTTTGCTAAACTAGTAAGAATGATATGCAGACATTTAGGATATTCGCCTAAAAGAGTTTTACAAACTTGGACTAGGAATATGATTCAAAATGATTTAGAACTAGCTGAGATATGCTCTAAGAGTGTTGGAATAATATCAGAAAAGACTAATTTAAAAAATCATCCGCTTGTAGATAATGCAGAGGAAGAAGAAAAACAGATTAAAAAAGAAAAGGAAGATAGCAATCAAGAATACAATAATGTAATTCCTAACAATCAAGATGGTGTTATAGATGAAACATAAAGATTATTGGAAGAAGAGATTTGAACAATTAGAAGAAGCACAAAATAATAAGAGCATAAAATATTATCTTGAATTAGAAAAACAATATAAACTAGCTATGAATAGTATAGAAAAAGATATATTAGCATGGTACAACAGATTTGCTAAAAACGAAGGAATATCTTTATTAGAAGCTAAGAAACCATTAAATAAAAGGGAGCTAGAAGAGTTTAAGTGGAGTGTAGAAGAATATATTAAATATGGTAAAGAAAATGCTATAAATCAAAAGTGGATGAAAGAGTTAGAAAATGCTAGTGCAAGAGTTCATATAACAAGACTTGAAGCTTTAAAGTTACAAATACAGCAACAAGTAGAAGTTTTATATGGAAATGAACTTGATGGTATTGATAAACTAATGAGAGATATTTATACAAGTGGATATTATCATACAGCTTTTAATGTTCAACAAGGAGTAAACGTTGGTTGGAGTTTAATGAGTCTTGATACTAATAGAATAAATAAAATTATCTCTAAACCATGGGCAACAGATGGATTAAACTTTAGTGAAAGAATTTGGGGTAAGCATAGACATGCTTTAGTAAATGAACTACATACTAAGCTAACTCAATCAATTATTAGAGGCGAAAATCCAAAGAATCTAGTAAATGACTTTGCTAAAAGATTTAATGTATCTAAATCACAAACTAAGAATTTGATAATGACTGAATCAGCTTTCTTTGCATCAGCAAGCAGAAAAGATTGTTTTAGTGATTTAGATGTAGAGAAATATGAGATTATTGCTACATTAGATTTAAGAACTTCAAATATATGCAGAGAGTTAGATGGAAAAATATTTGATATGAAAGATTATCAAGTTGGAATAACAGCTCCACCATTTCATTGTCGTTGTAGGACAACAACAGCTCCTTGGTTCGAGGATGAAGAAGGCTATAGAGCAGCAAGAGATGAAAATGGGAAAACATATTATGTGCCATCTGGTATGAAATATAAAGAATGGTATGAAAAGACATTTATAACTGATAAAAAAGATGATATACTAAGTAATAAGAGTTGGTTAAAAGCAGATTTCCCAACTGAAAAGAAATTTAAAAAGCATGTAGAAAAACACTTAAATGAATATGGAAATATAACTGCTGAAGAATATTTATCTACTGCAAGAAATTTGTTATCAGAGCAATTAAGTAATGATGTAGAAGGATTTTTAAGTAAAGATAACTTTTTATTTAAATATAGAAAGAGTACTAATGATTTTGCTGTTGGAAGAGCTGATGGTAAAATATCAACCTTATTTAAACCAAAAGAAGGTTATAATTACTGGCTAGAACAAATAAAAGAATATAAGGAGGTTTAGACATGAATTGTCCAGTATGTGGTAAAGATGTAGATGTATTTGATATTTGTGATAATTGTAATTGGCAAAACAGTGGACCAAAAGAAACTAATTACAAAGGACCAAATAAAATGTCATTAAAAGAAGCTAAAGAGGCTTATGAAAAAGGTAAAAAAGTAATATAAAAGCACTTGCTAAATAATAAATTAGTAGGTGCTTTTATTATGTAAAAATTTAAACAAGGTAGGTGATTTTAATGTGTATATTAACTCAAGTTATAGTTGTAGTTTGTGTAGTACAAATCGTTATTAATTGTATTGCTAATGTTAATGTAGGTATTCTTTGTAATAAATTTAAAAAAGAAAATAAAGCTAATATAGATAAAGTTTCTGATGAAATTTTAAAGAGAGTAATGGAAGAATTAAATAAATCATTAGATGAAAGTCTTTAGGAGACTTTTTTATTTTGTAAGAAATGAAAGGAGAATTAAATAAAATGAAAAAAGGTGAATTAATTGTATTAGGGCTTAGTGAAGAAGATGCAAAGAAAGTAGAAGCTGAATCATTAAAAGAATTAGAAAATTATATTAATAAAATTGAGTATGAAAAGGTAAAAGAGGAACTAAAAGCCTCTAAAGAAGCAATTGAAGGTTTTAAGGGTGGAATGACAAAAGAGCAGATTGAAGAGCTTAAAAAAGGCTATGAGACTAAATTAACTGCAAAAGATGAAGAATATCAAAAGAAATTAAAGGAAAAAGAACAAAAAGAGTTTGATATGGCGTTAGAAAATGAACTTATTAAACTTAATGTTCATAGCACTAAAGCAGCAAAAGCAGAACTTGATTTAGAAAAAATAAAATATGAAAATGGTACTTTTACAGGACTAAAGGAACAGACTGATACTTGGTTAACTCAAAAATCTTTCTTAATAAAAACAGGAGAGACTAAGATAAATTACAGCCCCGATAATGGCAATAAAAATACATTAAGTAGAGCTGAAAATATTGCTAAAGAAAAGAATGAGGAAGGTTCTAAAAATCCATATGCTGACGCATGGAGTATAAAATAAAAAGGAGGATAAAGTATGTATTTTAAAGAGGTAAATTTTAATAACACACCAGAGTTTTTAGCTTCTCAACACTATATTAACTTTTCAAAAACAGCATTAGATACAGATGTAGTGGCTGATGAAAATGGAAAGAAATATGTGTTAGCAGGTAGTTTATTAGGTGAGAGTGGCAAAGTGGTAAAGATAACTAGAGGAGGTTCTTCGGGTAGTTATACATACACATTATCAGAAGACCCTGTAGGAATAGTTTTTTCAACTGTAGATGTTACTTATGGACCACAACCAGTTGCATCAATGGTGGAAGGCTATGTAATAATTGAAAGATTGCAAGGTGAGTATGTAAAAGAAGCTATAGAAACTATAAAGACAAAATTACCAAATATTAAATTTATGTAGGAGGATGAAATATGGCAAGAGTAGAAGAATTATTGTCAGTTCAAGAGCTGATAAACTATACAAAGACTAGAAAATTAAAAGAAACAATGGGAGATTTATTATTTCCAACTCAAAAGATAGAAGGACTTGAAATAAAGATGATAAAAGGTGCATCTAATCTTCCAGTATCAGCAAGTGTTCATGCTTTTGATACAGAATCAGAGATTGCATCAAGAGAAGGTGCTAATTTAAGTATTGC